GCGGCCATGAACGAAGAAGAAAGAACATATGTCACAGATATAGAGTTGAAAGTTTTAGGATATTTGATGGGCGAAGAAGATAATCAGAAGAACCCAAAGATCGTAAAAAAAGAAAATGCTGTGGAGGTTAAAATCCCACGCGAGCGCACAATCTTCGGAGACATTCCAACCCACATTGATAAAAAAGGATTTTATCGTGATTAATGATTGCTTTTCGGTGAGCAATATACTATTTATTTAAGAAATCATACAAATTTCGCAGTTATAGGAGTAATTTTAACATGTCAGTTGATAAGTTCAAGTTTGTGTCCCCAGGTGTTTTCATTGATGAAATCGATAATTCACAGGTTCCAAGTACAGCAGAGGCAATCGGCCCACTGGTAATTGGACGCACAGAGAGAGGCCCAGCAATGAGGCCAGTAAAGGTTCAGTCTTTTTCTGAATTCGTAGAGATTTTTGGAAATCCAATCCCAGGTGGCGACGGCGGCGACGTCTGGAGAGACGGAAACAAAACTTCCGCAACATATGCCCCATATGCCGCCCAAGCCTGGCTTAAAAACTCCGGCCCAATTAACGTAGTTCGTCTTTTGGGAAATCAACATACTGACGCCCTCACTGGCGGTGAAGCAGGCTGGAAAACAACAAATACACCGTCCAACGCATCGGCTAGTGCAGGTGGTGCTTACGGACTTCTTTTATGGGGATCCGCATCTTCTGTTACAACACCAACAACAGGAACTCTTGCTGCAATTTGGTATCTGAATGAAGGCTCTATCCATCTTTCTGGAACAGCAGCTGCATCGTCTTCGCTCACCGCTCAGGGAGCCGGCCTTTTGATTGAGTCCCAAGGCGCCAATCACGAATTTAAAGCTATTATTAATAAGGCGGATGATACTACGACAACTATTAACTTCAATTTAAACAACACATCCCAGAAATATATCAGAAAAGTGTTTAATACAAATCCGACATTGACTAACTCTG